ATCAACATCCACAAAGCCGGTGCAGATTCTACCTATGTAGAGAACTGGAGTGAAGGTTGTCAGGTGTTCAAGAAGTCAGCTGACTTTGACGAGTTTATGGTCATCGTTAAAAAAGCCGCAGCACTTCACGGGAATTCATTCACTTACACATTATTAAACTCAAACGAAATATGAAGTTTTTAGATTTTTTCAAAGGTGACAAAGGACAAGCATCATCCAAAAGATTCGTTGGCATCATCGGTGCTTTTGTTTTGTTTGGCACTATGGCTCACAATTCTCTTAGTCCTGCTGACATTGTACCTTCTCCCGATTTGGTTAGTGCAGTAGAATTCATCGTGATTGCTTGTCTTGGATTCACATCTATTGACAAGTTCTCAAACAAAAAGGAATGATTGCTATTTAGTAGAGATGATCTTCCAAAGAATTAATTTTCACGACAATGTTCTTCCCGTATTCAAAGAGAATAAGGCGAAGGGATATGTCACTTTCGGAGCGGACAATCTCTATCCCGAATTTTTAATAGAACTATTTAACAAAAGCCCCAAACACAATGCAATCGTTTCTTCAAAAGCTTCGTATATATCTGGAGTTGGCACTAAAGTATTTGGACAAAACACCGTTGACATCGCAAAAGCCGAAGCCAAGATCAAAGCCATTAACGCCTACGAAACCCTTGACCAAGTCAAAGGTAAAATAGCGTACGACCTTGAGTTGTTCAATGGCTATTGCCTTGAGGTAATTTGGAACAAAGCCAAGACGGCAATTGCAGAGATTTATCACATTCCTTTCAAGAATATCCGCAAAGGACTTGAAGGCGAGTATGTGTATTGCGAGGATTGGACTGACCGCAAAGCGGAGCAAGTTCACTATCAGCCATTCAACGCAACAACACGGGAATCTAAGTCACTTTATTATTGTCAATTCTACCGACCCGGTCAAGGTGAATATCCTTTACCTGATTACATCGGTGCGTTGAAATACATTGAAGTAGACACCGAGATTTCAAATTACTATTTGAACTCAATCAAAAACGGATTCACCGCACAAACGCACATCCAGTTATTCAAGGGAATTCCAACACCTGAAGAAGCTCGTGCAACTGCAAGACGATTCAAAGAGAATTATCAAGGCACGGACAATGCAGGTGGACTTATCATCCAGTACAACGACCCACAAGAGAAAGAGTCGGTGATCAGCAACTTGCAACCATCGGACTTTGACAAGCAATTTGATTTGCTAAATAAGACCGTACAACAAGAGATATTTGTTGCACACAAGGTGAACTCACCAATGCTCTTTGGAGTGCGTGTAGAGGGTCAATTAGGTGGTCGTAGCGAGATGATTGAAGCGTATGAGATGTTCCAACAATCATACATTGAACCAAGACAACAAAAGATTGATGATACTTTGACTTACTTGTTTGAGTTCATCTCTCCAGTTCGCTTGGAAACAATCAACAAACCACCGATTGGATTGGATTATCAGGCGTTATTTACTGCCGGTTTGATTTCAAACGAAGAAGCTCGTGCAGAATTAGGACTTCCACAAATTTCAAATGTAAAAGTGCAGTCATCATTGAACGATGCCATCAACGCATTGAGTCCGTTGGTTGCAAACAATGTCTTGTCCAATATGACCATCAACGAGAAGCGTCAATTGGCTGGACTTGATCCGATAGTTGGCGGTGATTTGTTGGAATCTTCATCAGCACCCGTTGCGATGTCATCACAAAATCCTTTTGGATGGGATGATGAGCGTGACTTGGCGGTCTTTATGAAGTACGGCGAACCAGCGGATAACTTTGAACCGATGAAGTTTGACTTCGCATCTGCGATTGAATCAGCCATCTTGAATGTGCTTAAGGAAAACAAAGGTTTGCAGATAGGTGACATTGTAAACATCACCAAGTTAGATCCACAAGTGGTGGTTGATACCATTGCAAAATTGAATGATGCCAAGTTAATCAAAGGATACAATCAAGGATTGGAAGTAACACCAAAAGGATTGGATGAAATCAGTCAGTTACAAACCGAAATTGTTGTCCGTTACAAGTACGCACTTGCACCAGGAATGTCGGGTGGAATACTGATAGCCGGATCGCGTGATTTCTGCAAACAAATAGTTGGTAGCAATCGCGTGTATTCTCGTGCAGATATTGATGCGATGTCATTGCAAACGGAGATTGATGTTTGGTCAAGACGTGGCGGATGGTATCACGACCCAGTGAGAGATGTCAATGTGCCACAATGCAGACACATTTGGCAACAACAATTATTAAGGAGAATTAAGAAATGACGAACTTTGTATATTTCATAAGCACCACTTATCTCAAGGACAACAGTCCGTTGAATGAGAATGTGGATGACAAGTTGCTTAAGTCAGCAATCAAAGAAGCTCAAGAAATCTATATCCGGGATGTCATCGGGTCAGGTATTTACAATGAGTTGCAAGTTCAAGCATTCGCAGGAACTCTGACCAACTTAAACACCACCCTTTTGGATTCATACATCGCACCGTGTTTGAGATACTACACTTTGACTGAGGCAATGTTGCCAATGACATTCAAGCTGATGAACAAGTCGGTTGCATCTCGTGAATCTGACAATGCTCGTGCAGTATCGGTGGAAGAGATGACATTGATTGAAGGCAGATATCGTGACAAAGCCGAATACTATGCAAATAGATTGCGTGATTACTTGCGTACCAACACCAACGACTATCCGTTATTCTTGAATCCTGGCAATACCTTTGACACCATCAGACCAAAGAACACCGCATTCAGCGGAGGAATTTATCTACCTACAAACTATGACGACTGCTTTTGGGGATACGACTTCCCCGACACGGACAAATAAGTGGCAGAAGAACAACGAAGCCAAACTTCTCAAATTCCTAAAGAATGACCCTAAACCAAATCATCACAAAAATCCAAGAAGCAGCCGAAAGCCATAAGATGGTCGGTCACTTTGGTGTAGGTCAGCAGTCCAATCTTACGGTTGAGAATGTTGAGTACTATCCGCTTGTTTGGTTGTATCCTGATGGGTTCAATCTCCAGTCAGCCGGGAAGTTAATGACCTACAACTTTGCATTGATTGTGATGGATCGTGTTTTTGAATCTGAATCCAACACGATTGAAGTGCTTTCGGATACGGCTCAGATTATGGCTGACATATTTGCTTTGATTGACAACAACAATCAATCAGATGGTGACTTTGAATTAAGCATCAACGGGAATGCCACTCCTTTCTACGATGCGAAAACTGATATACTTGCTGGATATGCAATCAACTTCCAAATCCTCACTCCTTATTTGGCTAATAGTTGCGTTGTTCCTGTGTAGTGTGCTTTGGTCAATGTTCAACTTTGAAGAAGAACACCGACCCATCCCACCGCAGATCAATGTAGAGATGCACGAGCGAATCGTTGAACATACCAAGATAAAAAGAATAAAGCTCATTGAAGAACTCAACCATTATGATACGATTTATCTTGATACTTTTGATGCTACATCTTCAGGACTTGAAGGGGCAATCAATCTCCATAGATTCTGCGACTCTACGAACTGCGAATAGTTATCTTGTCAAAGGTGCGATTGCAAGGCAGAAAGTGAGCCAGTTAATGAAGATTGTCCAAGCGGATTCCATCATCATTGACCAGCAAGATTCTATCATCATCAAGCAGAAGTTAAACATCGGATATCTGAAGGATGAGAACAAAGTCCTTGTGAAGCAAAATAAAGCCATCTCACGCACTTTGAAGTTGTTCAAGAGTATAAGTATAGGTTTGGTAATTTTAAGCGTTCTCGGATGGCTGAAATAGATTTGTCCAAACTACCCGATGCGTTGGATACTTATTTAGGTGATGCATCGCAAGGTTCACTCCTTCAGCAAATCATTATTGATTGGTGGAACAAGAAGGTAATCCCACCCATTTGGGCGAATCTTGATGCCAACGGAACAAATGCATCATCAAAACTCCGACAATCTTTTGCACCGGGTAACATCACCAAGTCACCCACATCAATCAACACCATTCTTGTGGCTGAGGATTATTGGGAGTTTATTGAATACGGAAGGAAGCCAACACGAGGTGGGCATATTGAAGGCACTCCGTACTTGTGGCAATCACTTGTTAAGTGGTTAGAGCAAAAAGGATTGAAACCATACGAAGGTCAATCATATGACACTTATGCCAAAGCCATTGCAAGAAATATTCACCGCAGCGGAACGAAGGCACAACCATTCTTGGAGAAGGCATTCACCGAAAGCATTCAGATGGAATTGGTCAACGAATTGAATGCTCGTTTCGGGGATTTGATATTCTCGGAAGACATAAAAATCTAACAAAAAGAAAAGTTTATTTGCATTATTGAATTGTTTATTTTACTTTTGCTCTTGTTATGGATTACAACAAAGCAATTGAAATCATCAAACTGAAACGAAGACAAGGTCTTTATCAGATTGTCGCAAGAAAAACGGGAGTATCACTTCCAACCGTTCGCAAGTATTTAGTTGAGGGAAACATCGTTTCTCCCAAAGCCAAAGCCGTCATTGAGATTGCATTGAGGGAGGTGTCAAATGATTGAGTTGGCAATTAACGGATGGATTCTTTCCGTTCCTGGTATCGTGCAGGTAGAGAAATACATCTACACGATTGAAGCCGTTGACAATTACCTAATTAACAATCACTTTGATGAGCTGAGAAATTATGTTAATTCTCGCCAAGTTGGATTTGGGGATTGCGTAACTACGGAATTTGATGGCATTAATTCTGAGGCATTCTTCAACAACGAAGTGGACAAGTTCACTGTGTTATTTATGCTCGGACAACAAACAAACTTTTTATAAAAACTCTATGAACAAATCAGAATCAATTAAGAACATCGCTGGTGCGTTGGTAAAATTCCAAGCATCGGTGAGCAAGGTATCAAAGGAAGCAAACAATCCTTTCTTCAAAAAGAAGTATGCAAGTTTAGCGAACATACTGGACACCATTCAAAAGCCATTAAGCGAATGCGGATTGGCAATCACGCAGTTCCCTGATCAAGATGCACTCACCACATTAATCATTCACGCTGACTCAGGCGAATGGATGGAATCATCCTATGTGATGCCGGTTGCAAAACAAAACGATCCACAAGCGATGGGAAGTGCAATCACCTATGCTCGTAGATATGCACTCGGTTCAATCTTGAATCTTAACATTGACGATGATGACGATGGTGAGAAAGCAATGGGAAGGCAGTCAGCACCCAAGAAAGAAGAACTCACCCCCAAGCACAAGAGTTGGGCAAAGGCAGTTGAACACTTGCAGACAGGTGGACTGATGACCGACATCACCACGAAGTTTGAAGTGAGCGAGGTGAATCAGAAACTTTTAATAGGGGAAAAATGAAACTTCAACTTCCAACAATTCACACTAATTTGAACGAGGACGATTGGCAAGATCTAAGGCGTTCTCGCTTCACCGCATCTGAAATCCACAAGCTGATGGGTACACCGAAAAACAAATCGGAGTACCTCTCAGAAACTGCCAAGACATTTATCTTTGAGAAGGCAGCGGAATATCTAACCGGTCAAAGAGCAGAGATGTATGGTCGTGCTTTGGACTGGGGCAAGGAACACGAGAAAGAAGCGTTCCACTATTTCTCCCAGCAGACCGATGACTTTTACACATACTACGGTGCGGAAACATACACCTTCATCACCTATGGCGAATGGGGTGGCTATTCACCTGATGCTCTTGGAACACACCTGGTTGAAATCAAATGCCCGTTTAATTCGGGAAACCATTTGCAGAACTCATTCATCACCAACAACGAACAACTCAAATCTAAGCGACCGGAATACTATTGGCAAGTTCAAATGGGTATGGTTGCAACGGAGATGACTGAAGCGTTGTTCTTGTCGTATGATCCACGAATGCCCATCGGCAAGAAGCTCACGCAAACCTTGATCACTTTGGAGGATGACATCCAAGAAATCATTGACGAGAAGTTGTCTGCGGCTGGAGAACTATTTTTGTCAATCACTAAATAAATCGTTCATTCACCAAGTCGGAGTAAAATAAATTTGCAGAATAGAAAAATATGTTGTTAGTTTGATTTATGGATATGACACAAACACAAAACAATATGACACACGCAGATTTTCAAAAAGCGTTAAAAAGCGGAAACACACAAGTAATTTTGACTTGTGCAAGGTCGGGCGAAGAACTCATTTGCACAATCACAAGTGCAGGACCAAAACGAGTTACGATCAAAGTAAGTGATTCTTATTCCTTTTCTTTTTTTAACAATGGGATCAGACAAGGAGGCACTTACAAATTATTAAACAACGAGGGGGCTTAATCGCCCCCATTAATTTTACAACTATGGACTTGATATTCTTAATCGTAATTACACCCATCACCATTGCGGTGATGTTTGTGTACTGGAAGTTGAAACAATACTTCCGTGAAGTTAATTCAATGCCTGAGGCAAGACCTTATCAGTTTGAACGGGATGAGTTCATTCCTACATTTGATGAGTACACCCAATCTTTGTATCAAAACAAATTTTATAAAGGAAAAAACAAATGACAACAATCATCATTCTCGGACTGGCATTGTTTCTCGCCATTGCCTTGTTCAAAGTCAACGCACTTTCAACAAGGGAAGAAGAACTACAAGATCAAGTGAACAAGTTGAATCGTGAGTTGTGGGATTTGCAAACGGAGAATCTGACCATCAGGTCAAAGATTGCCGAAGCAAACGACCGTGCTAAAACTTGGGAACTTCACGCCAACGATTTAATTCAAAGTAGAAAAAATGCTCAAAGCTCTGGTCGTAAAGGCATCAATTAATTTCATCATAAAGTGGCGAGTTTATTATGCCGGAGAGCTACTCGCCACATTTGAGAATGAGCAAGATGCAATTGAATACGCAAACTTTATAGATAGACAATGAAGACAACAACGGAATTTATCTTTGAGTTGCTATGGGAGAAAGTCCAAAGCGGTGAGCTGAGGTCTGACATCTACACAACATCAGTCCTGATGGACATAGAACGACAAGCAACCCAGTACGAACCATTCATAAGCCAGGAACACTACAATGACGGATTCAGCAAAGCGAAGGAAATCTATGGATGATTACGCACTGACTTGGGCAATCGCAGTTCTTCGTGAGGATATGCGACATACTTGGGAATACATCGGATGGAGATTAAACATTAACCCAAAAAGAGCAGCATTTTTACACACTAAAATAAAACCACACTACAACTATGAACAAGTATATCAAAGCAACGGTAACGGCAGTAATGATTAACCAACCGGAAACAAGGGATTGTGATTTCAAACTGATGACGGTGATCTACAAAGGTATGTGCAACGGCAATGACTTCTTCACGATGTTTGAAGCCAAGCAACTACCATCACCCGAAACCATTCGGAGAACACGAGCTCAACTCCAAGAGCATCACGAACATCTTCGTGGGCAGAACTACCAGTCACGCCAAAGATACCAAGTCAAAGTGAAGAAAGATTTGGGATATCCAATGTGATTGATTATTTTTGTTGCGTTAACTGGTATGTAAGAGATGCCGAAAGTTACACCACTATTGCCCTGTTGAATTAGTTGCACTCTTACTGCACTAATTTGATGGGGCTTTTTTTATGGCAAAAGAAAAAAAATCATTTCTCCTGTACTGTGATATTATTCACACCGTAGAACAATTAACTGATGAACAAGCTGGTGATTTGTTTAAGCACATTCTACGCTATGTAAACGACCAAGACCCACAAAGTGATAGTGTGATTACGAAGATTGCATTTGAACCAATTAGACAAGCATTGAAGCGAGATTTGGAAAAATACGAATCAATCAGGAAGCGTAATTCTGACAATGCTCGTATGCGATGGGATGCGACCGCATCAAGTGGCA